ACTCATTACTAATTTTTGTTTTGATAGCAGATGAAACTTTAAGATCATCAAGAATAATCTTAACTGAAGGTTCATCTGAATCTGCTACAATAGCTTCATTGGTGATATCATCAATAGCGCTGTCCGTATCTGGGTACTGCGCTATCTCACGATATCTACGAATAAGATCGTTTTCATTCTTAATCGTAGTTTCTAAACTCATCACTTGAGCGTAATAGCCAGTAGAATTCGAAGAAACAAGCGTAGATCCATCATCCGCAGATGGCGGAACTACGGTTGCTTGTTGAGGTTTCTTTTTACGCTGAAACTCAAAACCAAATATTTGCATTATGTATTACTTATAATTAGATTGGGAAAGAACCAACCGGAGTATTGATAGTACCATTCAAACTGAAACCACTTCCAGCATTAGTAGAAGTATTGGATGTCCAATAGTTATATAAGAATGTTACGTTGAATGTCTCGATAGCATTACCTTGATCGTAACCTAATTGAATATCACCAACTTCTGTTGGGAAAGCATCAACGAATTTATATGTTTTAACAGTAGCACCATTACGGTCTAACTGATCAACAGACAAATCAACTTGATAGTTCAACGGGTTAGTGATACCAGTTGTAGCACCATTATTTTGAATACCATTAGACCATTGTTCTAGAGCGTTACGAATGTTGAAGTTCGTATCGTTATAGATTGCGATAGTCCAAGGTGCGAATGTACGTTCGCCAGCAAAATTAACTGGACGACCTCTATAAAGAACGTTGATAGGTTCAATAGTAGAAGCTGGCAATTGAGCGGCATTACACAAGAACTGTGCTTGAACGCCTGCAACAATACCTAACGTAACGAAAGATGGGAAAGACAATCCAACTCTGAACTGGTTGGCACGTGCGCCACCACCAGTAAGCTGGGCCTTAAAATCGGAAATGTTTGCCATTAAATGACTCCTTTATTCTTTTATTTATTCAACTGGGAGAGGTTACCCTCTCCCCTTATGAATTAACCACCAATTTCGTCAAAGCTTACACTAGAACGTGCAGCAACGAAATTCAAGGTAATGAAGTTAATAGAGCGATTTGGCTTAATGAAGATGCTAGCTACGAACTCATTACGGTCAATAACTTCACCAGTATTATTAGTTGAATCGCACTTAACGCGGAAGTCCACAATACCACGACGTCCCTGAACGTTACGTAGGAATGGTTCTACCAAGTTACGGAACTGAGCACGTGTGAAGTCATCGTTGAATTCGAACAACTGGAACTTAGCAGCAGTTGCTACAGCTTTTTCAAGTACAATGAATAGACGACGTACGTTGATATGATCGAATGCACTTGGTTTAGAAGTGAATGTCTTATCACCAAATAGGATTGTACCTTGTCCTGGGAATGTAACAACTGGGTTAACACCTTCTTTGTACAAGTTATCACGTTCTGTTTGACCTGGATTGAAACCAAGTTTAACAACACTCTTAACTTGACCGCGTGTGAAACCACCTGGAGAGAACCAAGGATCTGAAGTGTAATCTGTGCGAGCACATAGACCAGCCATGTCACCGTTCAATGGGATCCAACGATATACGTCATTGTAACGATCATATTGGTACTTAGCGCCAGAATCCATGAATGCATATGTACTATTAGTTACAGCAGCCTTGAATGATCTGATTGCAGCAACACCAGCATCGCCAGTTGCAACGATAGGTGAACCATCCGTATTACGTGGAGATACGAATACAACACAATCTTTACGTACTTCAGCAACACCATTAATAATGTTACTTGCTAGAGCTGCACTAGCATCGCCAGTTGCAACTAGAGAGATGTCATATAATTCAGCGTTATTGAATTGAGTATAAGCACTAAGGATATCACCATCAGTAACAGTGCTATAATCTTGGCCACCAGACAAAGTAATTGTCTGTGCTATAGATTTTAGATCGCGCAAGTTTGCATTGACTGCGATAGAATCAATGTTTTCATTCCAATCAATGTTTTGAATGTCGTTAACTTGACTTGCAGATGGAGTATTTAAAATCCAAATATACTTAGAAGAAGAGTTAATAGCATCACGGTAATAAACGTTAGTACCATCACCACGAGTAACACCACGAATCTTAGATAAGAATGTGAATTTTTCTAGAACTTGTGAAGGAACGCCCGTCCATGTTCCACGAACAGTATCTAAAACTAATACGTGAACTTCGTCGTTAACAATATTCTTTGCAGCAGCTTGACCAGATGAACTAGGAGCTGAAGAGAATGAGTTGATAATCAACTTAGCAGTATCATTACTAGACTGATTGATTGTTGCCCATGTAAATACTGCATTGTCAACTAAGATAACTTGAATACCATTACCCAAAGTTCCTGGATACTTAGCAGCAAACATACCATAAACTGAAGTCTGATAGTCGCGGAATTGATCTAGGTATTGTTCTGCATTCTTGATTTTAACGCCAAGAGAAGGTGCAACGTTAGCAGCTAAAGATGTTGGAGCAACTGGACTACCCAATTGACCTGCATTACTTACAGTGATAGAGATTGATGGTGCAGAAACATAACCTGAACCAGCATTAGTAATCTTAACAGCAGCAACACTGAAAGACGATGCGATAACAGCAGTTACTGTAGCAGTTTGGTTTGTACCAACGATCTGAACTGTAGGAGCAGTTAAATAACCTGAACCTGCTTTGCCAGAAACAAGAGCAACAGCAGTGATAACACCTTGTGCACTAACTGTTGCAACAGCTTCTGCACGTTGACCGCCATCTAATTCTGGAGCAGAAACGATAATTTCTGGAGGACTGCTCTGGCTATAACCAGAACCACCTGTGACACTGAATTCCAACACAGCGCTACCAGCTAGAATTACTTGAGCAGTAGCAGTGACACCGCCTGGTGTCGTAGGAGCAGAAATAACTGCTTGTGCATCATGAGCTACTTTATAACCAGAACCACCAGTTGCAAATGTAACACTTACGATTTCACCAGCAGCTGCAGAAACAGCATTACGCAAACCGGAGTTATCAATACGGTTAACGATTAGGTTATTAGTATATGCTAAAAAGTTAGCGGCTGTGAAGAATGATTTATAATTAGAGTCGGTTGGTTGACCAAAGTTTTGTACTAGAACATCTTCAGATGTTACAGTAGTTGGCAGTGCAACTGGGCCCCATTGGAATCGACCGGCAAATGCGCCAGCTGATGTTGAGACTGCAGGAATAATAGATGAGAAGTCTTTCTCGATTACTGTTACGCCTGGAGATAGTGCAAAAGGCATTGTGATTCTCCTTGAGAGTTATTATATCGTTAGAACAAGATTGTCTAATTATATTTATTATTTTAGAAGTTCCAGGCCTGCTAGATCTTCTTGCTGTTGTCCATCGTCAAAGAAACCAAAAGGAGTTAATTCCTGTTCAATCATTTTCATTTGGTTTTCATATATCACTTGTCTAATATTTATATTACTCAATTCTTTGAAATACGTGTTAGTCGTAGCCCAAGAGAATAGAACTAATGGCATTACTAGGTCATCGTGATAGCCTTCATCGGCTTCAAATGAATTCTTGACTTGAATAAATGTAGAAATTTCCGAAATAATATCGGCGTCTGGAATAAGAAGTCTCTTTTCTTCGACCAAAGTCTTGAAGTTAGAACAACCAATACGTTTCACTCGTTTATCTGTGACAACGCCTAGTTGAGTTCTTCCACCACCAAATCCACCCGAGATTACTTGACCATCTCCAGATCTATTTACCATAATTAAATTATCATACTCGTACTCATTGTAGAGAATATCTGCAACTTGTTCTGATGAGTTAATTTCAATCAATACATACGCCTTGTTATACTCGGTAGCAACCTTATAGATTACTGATGGGTATAGCAATGGACTAATCTTATTGTCTCTATATTTAGCAACTACGCGATAAGGCAGTTCTGTCATATCAATAACTACGAAAGCTGAATAGTCTCCACCAACACCTTTTGCGGTATCAGCAACCAGAGCATATGCTCGTTCAATAGTTCCTTCAATAGGATCTGTGCGAATAGGCTTTTCGTATATATCTAATCCATCTTTTTGATAGATGATGTCGCCAGCTGACATCTGAGCAATAGAGTTTGCAGATACCAAAGTGAGACTAGAACCAAGGAACTTACATAAGACCTCTTGGTTAAACTTCAAATCTCCTAGCAATCTATGCTGATTGTCAGCCCAAGCTTTATCACGTCCAGGGATTTCCCAATAAGGAATGAATAGATTTACGAATCCATTACGGCCTTTATCGGCATCGTTCCAGAATTTCCAAAAATGATTGTAACCAAGTGGAGTAGAACTTAAAAGAATCTTCGTATCAGAACCAGACGAAATCGTAGGATACACAGAAGCAAAGAACTGATCAGCAATGTTATTAGGTATAATAGCGGCTTCATCGATATAAAGCATGTTAACTGTCTTACCACGAATACCAGAAGTAGTAGTAGCTGCTGTAAAAACTTTAGATAAATTTTCAAGCTCAACGTCACCTTTGTTCCAAGTAACAACACCCTGTTGCATCCACTTTGGAAGCGATTCGTACATGATTTGATAACGATCAAGAACTTCTCGTGCTGCCGAAGCTTTGTTAGCAAGGATAGCAACAGTCTTAGCATCTTGGAAAATAGTGTACCATAAAATATATGCAGCCGAAGTAGTGGTCTTACCTTGCTGACGTCCTTCCATCAATATAACCATACGGTTACGATGGATTACGTTAATCTTATTAACCTGACATGGGAATAATTTAAACTTCTGAAGACCGTGATCTAGCGTAATAATATGACAATAATTGTTAATGAAATAGATTGGATCTTCAGCGCATTTCAGATACTCGTTAAGTTGTTCCTGCGTGAATCCAATCTTTTGACCGGCACTCTTCAGGTTAGAATTCGAATTATAAAATTTCAGGTTATCATTCATGTATTAAAAATTTGTCCAACTTTCGCTAGATACATCGCCAGTTGTTACGTTACCGGTTGCAGCATATGAAGACATTGCGGGTTCCGGAGTTGGTGTAGTATTATTTACATCAACGAAAGTCTTACTAATAATTCCACCATCATCAACAGGACCATAGAAGTTGGCCTTTAACGTGAAGTTAATCGTGTAAGTCACAAATCTACGTTGAGTAAAATCACCATCATAGTCATCTTGAATAGAAACACTTTCAAGAATAATAGGAATGTCAACAATTACGTTTGTCTCGGGAACAGCTTTAATAGAAAGCGTATATTCTGGAGAAAAGTATGGAAGAATCTGTTCTACAATTTGTAGCGCGTCTTCTTGAGTCTTTGTTAAACAATAGAGTGATATATCAATATTCCAAGGAACGGGAGCATACACTCGCTTTAAGTTATTAGTAAGACCATCACCACATGTAATATAGTTCATACGGTTAGTCTTACGTGTTGGATCATAGGACATACCCGTGATCTCAAAAGATAGACGAGGAAGTGAAGTATATGTATGATTTTCAAGACTAGTGTCTTGTTCAATTCTAACAAGCCATTTTTCTTTTGGAGCATACGCAATAGGCACTGCAATAACTTGTTGTTGCAAGTTACCAGCATCTTTACGTTCAATGCGAATATTAGAAAACAGCGTGCCAAACCCGACAATAATCTTTCGAGTTATGGCGTGATAGAATACGTTATTGTTTAACATTTATTATGCTGTCCAAGTATCTGCAGACCAAGCAATACGTTTCCAAATATGTGCTAGTGGAATCAACTCATCATAATATGCAACACAATAATATGCATATGTCAAATCAAACGCCCACATACCAGGACGATCTCCAGGAACTCCTCTACTAGTTGTTGGAACAGGAACTACAGTATAACTTGCTCTATCATTTCCAGAAGTGTCACGAATAGTTCCACCTGCTGGCAATATTAAATTTCCATCTTTACCAAATAGCCAATACTTTCCCGTTTGGTTTGATCCATCGTTAACACGAATTGCAACACTACCTGGAGTATCTAAACCCCAAACTCTAGTATTAGCGCCATCGCTAAATGCTGGATTTGGATGTGTGAACCAACCTACTCGTCCAACTCCGCCGCCACCATTATTTACGTTAGCATTAAGTGATTCAACTTGTCGTTGGTCAGTAAGTCTAATGTTGTTTGGAGTATTTAAGACGCCTTGACTATCTAATAGAACAGTGAATGCACCGCTCTTTAATTCGTTGTCATTAGGTTTATTGAGAATAACGCCAAGACCTGTAGTAGCATTCCAATCTGGTTGGACTTGCGAAGCTACAGAAATAACACCGTTGAATATAGAAATGTTATTACCAATCTTAACGCCACCAAGAATGTTACCACTTGCAGTAGGCAATACGTAAGGACTTGCTGCAATGTTGTATAACTCAGTGAAGTTACTATTAGCTTTTGTGAAAGCGGTACGTAATGGATCACCATTACCATCGTTAGGATTTGTACCAATTCCTATAACTTGTTTTGCCATTATTGTCTATCCGTCGTAATAATTGTTGAGTCTGCACGAATGATACTTGTATCAGCCGTCAATTGAGTGATAACAAGATCTCCGAATGGGTTATTGTTATTGAACACCACATCAATCGCCTGTTTCTTAAATTCGTTATTGTTACCATACGAATCTGGTACATCGATATCAGTTTGCTGTGTAACATCGAATGTCTTAAGAGTTTCAAAGACATCGATTGCCTCGATGCCAGTATCAATCTTTTCTGAACTATACTGGAACAATTCGACTTGAAGACGATATACGTATAGTTTCTTTAATTGATAGAATGGATCTTGATGCTCAACAAACTTAATTTCAAACAAGCCTTTTGTCAAAGGATAGTAAAGTAGGTCACCTTCAGCAGGACGATTAGGAATAACAGCAGTGCCATTCTTACCAACTAATCTTTCCCAAGATCTACGAGCAACTGTGAGAGTTGCTGACTGCTCCATCATCAATCCAAACTTCTGAATGAAAGCACCCTGACCTTCAAATCCATCAACGTTCTCGAGATACATGTCGATGTTATAAGCATTTTTGAATTGAGAAAGTCTATCCTCACCAAAGATATCGTCTTTAGCTACAAGAGTTCTAGGAATATAATAAAATTCCTGACCCCAGATCGATATGGACTCGATGATCAGATCTTCGAGAAGATACTGTTCATTCTTAGTTCCGTGTGTGAAATAGACGTTTGGCATCTTATCCCATCATGAATTCTAAAGGAGCTGATTTGCTAATCATGTCTTGTTCTAACTTTTCGATTTCGTCTTTGGCTTCTTGATATAACTTATCGCCATCGATTGTAACTCCACCTGGAAGTGACATTCCGCTAAACTTCTTAAGGTTAGTCGCCCATTGCTTCTTGATAAGTGCAGTTGTATAATGTTTTAACCAAGTGTCGTTATACATTCTTGGTGCAGTTGCTGGGTCCAAAGCGCGATAGCATTCTACTAAAACATATGTTCCTGTGGAAATATTCTCAACCCAGTTTTCATCAATGTAAAGTCTATTAGTTAAACGATTGAAACGATATAAAGGATGACCATTCAGCGTTAAGTCTAACAATGCTAAGTGAGACATCACCATCGAATAATAGATTACAGATGTAGATGTCAAATCATATAAATCGTTTAAACGCAATTGATATTGCAAGTCAAAAATAGATTTCGATGTTGAAGTTCCTGCAGCAATAGGAAACACTCTAGTAACACCATAAACCAAATCGCTTATTGGAATTGATTTTTGATTAACATCGTCTTGTGTTACTAAGTGTTTCAAATAAACTTTTTCAACGCCATCATAATGATATTGACGGAAAAACTCGATAGCTTCTTCAACGCGATCTTCAACCTGCTGCTCATCAACGTTGATTTCTACTACTGGTTCGCCCAATTCTCTTAGGCAATACTCAATAAGACCTGTTCGTGTTGTTACAGCCATGTTTTACTCTTTGTAGTTAAGTGGTTGAGTATCTTGAGGTGGCGCATCAGGCACATATATTCTAATCCATGGTGCAGTTTTTACAGCGTATACGGATTGATTTTCTATATGAGATTTAATAGTGTTTTGCATTGATAGTATATCAAACTCTGATAAAGTGGCATTCACCCATTCTAAAGCAGTATCACGACTAATGTCATTAAAATCTATAATGTTATCACCATTAATATCTTCTACGTTCTTTAATACTGTAGCAGCACGAGTGATACCATGCGCATATCCAAATCCATCAATCACTGTAGATCCAGAATATGTATACTCTATAGCTACTACTACGTCGGTCATTTCATTAACTTTTCTTAGTGTATGCAAATTACCAAGATGCATTTCATATTTTATTTCCATATGTTTCCTTAATAAAAATCATTATTATTTGTTGCGCCAACTTGATTTGCAATATACGTTCCATTCAGTGGCACTATAGTATTTTTAGCAACTGATCCAAGTCCAGCGTACATTTGCGTAGATAAATTTGCTTTGATAGGAGGAACTCCTTTAACACCAGGTAATACCCATTGATTATCCCACGCATATCCCCATCTACTTCTGTTTGGTATTAAAAAATTTCCTGACACAAATGATGCTATAGAACCATCAGTATTAGCATTTTCTACTAATAAGACAAGTATTCTTTGATAAGAAAGAGTAGTATCTGTGTCATTAACTTGCGCCCGCCCGGTGATGAAACTACGCAATTCAGTAATATCTGTTTGATCAAAAGCGCCATCGACGTTGACGTCTTTAAAAGAAAACGTTGGCGAAGATTTACCACCAGTACTGTAAGTCTGATTTAAAAGTGCTTGTACTCTTGCTTCAGTTTGTGGTACTGGTCCAGGATTATTTAGTATATTTTGCATTGCTGTTATAACTCCGATTCCTAATGTATACCCTTGAGCATTAGGAGTAGGAGTTAAGAAATAATCATAGTAGTTAATAGGAAAATTTGTGTTACTACCATAATAAAAATAAGTATAATTTGAAGCAGGATCAAGTTTAGCGTTTATGTGTGATATTGTCGCGTTACTAGTTCTCCATTCAGTTTGTGGAGGACCCATTTGTGTCATAGTTGAGAACACAGTTGCTCCGCCTGGAGCATATTTAAACCATGTCAATCCATTGTTTTCAGAGTACCAACTCTGTTCACACCAGTTAGCTTTAGCTCCTAAAGTTATACTCTCTGACGCAATCCAAGGATATGGACCGCATTTAGCACCTTGCGATACATAGCGATTATTGCGTATAGTCCTATCATTAACTAGAGAAATTGAAAATCTTTGAGAAGCTCCAGCTTTATATAACGATATTCTATAACTAGCATCAGCGAATTTGTTAGAATAATGACTGCAATATACTACGACACTATAATAATAATGAGTTACGCCATTGTCCACCCAACTTTTATTATAATCCCAAAGCGCATGCGTGCTTGCATTTTGCCTAGAACCTCCCATATATTTTACGCGTATTTTTTGCATACTGCTCCACGGAATGTTTGTGACAATTCCGTCATTGTACGCCTTCAATGGGAAACTATATAAGTTTCCAAATGCAGAATAATCACCACTCTGCGATGAAACTACGTATTTATAATTGTCGTAACCACTTTGTCCAGGGCCTGCACTCTGAGGTTGATACACATTATTAGTATCAATATAGCCAAGTATTTCTATAGTAGGATTAAAGTCAGCAGTACCAGTATATCTAAATCTTACAAAGCCATTATAGTTTTCGCATACAATAGAATTTGAGTTAAAATTACCTGGAAAATAGTCTACATAACTGCCAGCCGCACCACCAGTTACTGCATACCAAGATGGCAGCCCATACCATGTCTCGAAATATCCATTTGCTGTATTAACTTTTCCAGGTTCAAACCAAAGATCGCCGTGATGTGCAACAATTCCATTGTTAAGAGCATTAGCGTCTATAGTACTTGCGTTAGTCGCAGTAAATAACATCATTCCGTTAGTATTTAAATGCCATTGGTTATACGTAGCACCATTCCAACCCCAATCAAATCCTATTGGTACTGGGGTTGTAGAATACGTATCATCAAATTGGCCCGCGTACATAGTTAAAAGTGATGTTTTATTATTCCACTTGTCACCGCCATATGCCACGTCACGCGGATAACGATAGATGTATCCGCTTACAGCAGGAACGTTATCATTGTCAACCTGTGATGGAAGCGAATATCCATGCTTCTGATAATTGCCGACTATTTCGAAAGACATCTGTGAACCCTATGTTATTCTATTATTTATTATCGGGATTTGACACGGGTTCCACGTGCTGTTCTTCGGTTGGTTCAACTTCTTCTACTGCATTCCAAGGTAACTCTATATCCACGACAGATGGAGCGTATTGTGCATCAATTTGTCGTGCAATAATTTCTGCCATGTGCAGTTCTAAATGTGTAGGTATTGATGCTTTGATCCATTCCACTACAGTCTCTTCTGTTAATAGACTAAGAGGAATAAATTCAGAATCTTCTTTAAGAGTAAATGGCGTAGCACCTTTAAACGTGCCTGACTTTCCATTGATATCAGTACTAGTCTTTGTCCAATACGTTTGAACAATCACTCCAGATTTGTCACCTATTTCAGATGACTTCATTCCTGTTACTTTCCAAACGTGTTCTAAATCATTAATAAAATTGCTCATATTATTCCTTACTCAATAGTGACTGCACTAATGCTTCTAGCTTTTCAATTCTTGCACGAAGTTCTACGTTATCTTTTGCAAGTTCTACTGCAGATGCAAGAGACGCTCCACCATAATTAACAGACAATGTCTGCATATCATCTTTAGCTGTCATAATTGCGTGTGGTAATAGTTTCTGTAGCGACTGCGCTGAGACACCGACTTGTGTTGAGTCTTCTTCATCAGTACGATCGTAAATACCAACTTTAACTTGAGCTAAGCGAGCAACAAAATTTTCTGGCATATCGCGCCAGTTAGTCTTTAGGCGTTCATCTGAGAACGCAGTGATATTACCTGATGCTACGATAGAGTTTGAGATAGCGCATTTAAATACGCCATTATTGATAACTAGAAGTCCGTGGTCAGTTAAGTTACCTGCAGCACCACCAGCGTTAGGATGCGACCATGCTAGTCCATATAAATTACCAGTAGTAGTTCCATTATCAGCAAGTTTGTATGAATCACCCATAGCAAACACACCTTGATAGCGATATGAATCATAGAGTCCTACAACACCTCTACCACATGCTGTGTCGATATAAAAGTTACCAGCAGCTCGAGTAGCTGTTGCAGCATTACCAGAACAAGATCCTGATGAACCGCTAACAGTAGTTACTATTGAAGAATAATTAGATTCGTCTACTACCCGACGCCATGCTTGCCAAGTACCACTGTTCTTACCACGTATTGCAATTTGGCCTGTTCTAAAATCACCGTAAATTTGATGAATCCAACTAGATGAATGTGCTGATGAATATAAACCGCCATCAGTTTGACCAAATAGACTTACAGAAGTATTATAGCCAATTTGATTTTGTGTAACGTCATTTGGATTAATAGGAACTGAATCTTTGTTGAGTGTAAGACCTGCAACAGATGTTGATGCTCCTGCAATGCTCATCGTCTGACCAGAAATGAAAGTTGCTACCTTTGCGGCTGAAGCAGAACGAAGATAATTATCTCCAAACTTTCCCATAATATAGGTCAATGTTGCTGTAGTTGTGTCGTCAGTCGAGTTGAAGTAGCTATTGAATATGTATCCATTTGCATCTGCTACAACAACACGGTTTGCTGTACCAGATGAGGCAGATGGCGTAAATCCACCAACAGTGCCGGCATTACCACTAACAGATGTTTGATCACCAGTGTTTGTGCCACTAGTAGATCCAGAGATATTGTTTGCATACCAGTTACCGGAATTATCACAATACGCACCCCAACCATTGCTACTATTTAAGAAACCAATCTGATTGCTGTTACAGTGAATACGGCGTGTCGTATTGTCGGTGTCAGTCATATAAATGTTAGATGACGAACCATTACCTACTGTAATATCACCAGCCGTTTGCAGAGAACTTATGAAAGAACCACCATTTGGATTTACATAATATCCGCTGTCGTTGCTATCATAAAACATAGATGCACGCATATCGCCAGTACTATATAGCGAAATATTATTTCTTATACGAAGATAAGAGCCATCTATCATATGTAAACCAGAACCCCAACCAAAACCAATTTCTTCGTCTTTTAAGAACGTGCCAGTGCCACGACCAAAGTTGATAGAATCGTTGTTTCCAAGTAGTTGAATAGATCCATTAACGTATAACTTGTTATTAGTCATACTGCCTACTAGTGGAGAATTGTCACTAGCAATATAAGCAAAGTCTGCAGTTCCAATACCAACTAAACCATTATACTGAGCAAGCTTTACGACACCAGTATCAAGTACTTCTATAGAAGGAATACCCGAAACGTCGTTAGCACTAAAGATAGTACCTGACATTGAGTTGGTAATACTGAATAACTGTCCAGCAGAACCTTCAAAACTCAGCGTACCTGAGTTAGTAGGATAGGCCTGAAGAGTAATGTTTTGCGCTGCAGACGAAGCGTCAGCTCCCGAGAATATAATCCGCGGATCAGCTGTTGTCGAACCTATGTTCGGCGTAATTACTATGTTCTTATCTGAGTGTGCCATTTAATGTCCTATGACTTTATTCTATATTTATTAGATTCCAAGTCGTCCACGGAACGAATAGAAGAGTTGTGCTGACTCTGCAGCGCTAAGAGTTTTATTGAAAACATATATAGCAACCACAGTGCCATTACTTAATTGCCAACCAGAAGGATATCCAAACCAAGATGTCGAATCGAAATTTCCATTTGCAAGGTCTACGTTCTTAGCTTCCCACATATGATACGCACCATTTTTGTAATTGACAGGACTGTCCGGTCTTACAACTGTAGCGAGGTCTACAAAGTTAGTAGGTGATCCGGCGCCACCATGATAATAGTTATTAGACGAAGAAGCACTTACATAAAAACTAGTGGTATTCCCTTGCACCCATAGTTCTTGGGTATCTGTAGTTTTATATAGCATTACAATACTACAATTCGAACTAGCACCTTTAAGTCTTCCACTTCGCGTAAATGAAATTGAATCATTGAATGTGAATGCGCCAGGTGTAAATGCTGGACTTCCAACAATATTATAGTCGTTACCCATAGGACTCAAGTCTGCAATACCATATTGTTTCACCTGAAGATCTTCTAACCATATTTGATTATTCTGATATTCATATCCATGAACATAGAATGATGTAGCAGTAGAGTCAGTAGTAAATATAGCCCAAGCTAAATAGTATCCGTTGCCTATGTCAATCTGTTGCCCAGAGGTGTACTTTCCACTTTCAGAAGTTTGCGATCCGCCAGAGTTTTGTTGACGAACATAAAACAAGTTAACTGATGGGGTATTGACATACTTAATTTTAGCACTAATAATATACTGAGTGCTTGATAAACATGGCATTTGACCACGAGCACTATACCACCAGTTGACGCCACCACCGTTTGCTGCAGTGATGTTTAAATAAACACCTTTACCATTTCTACCAGTCTGTGGAGTATATGCCACAGATGTTCCAGTTAAACCATTCCAGTTTCCAAATGTAGGAAGAATGCCTTGAGCACGCTCTTCGCCAATACCACCCCATGATTTTCTATTTCCTGCGTCAAGACCAAGAATCATTGAAGAATTTGTGAACGTGCCTTGATTAGTAGATGAGTATGATCCAGATGATCTAGGATATCTTATAATGACTACGCCAGATCCACCATTACCACCTTTATTATTTAAGTTGTAGTGAGATCCGCCACCGCCACCTCCACCAGTATTTGCGCCAGCATCTCCGCCTGGAGCTCCTTGATAGTTTGCGTAACCATCAGCGCCTCTATAACCATCTTTATATCCAGCACCACCTGCAGCGCCTGAACCTGCGCCACCGCCCCAAGGAGCAGAACCGCCACCGCCACCAATGCCACCAGTACCTGCAGCACCACTATGTCCAGCGCCACCGCCACCTCCAGCCCAGTAATAATCTTGACCAAGAATTCTATTTAAAATTCCGGGACCACCGTTTCCAGGATTAACTGAACCAGCACCTCCCGCGCCTCCTCCGCCACCGGCGTAGTATTGGCCTATGCTACCAGCACCAGCATTTCCATATCCAGTTCCACCACCTGTAATATTAGTTCTTACAGCAGCGCCTCTTCCAGTATTACCATCAGAATAGCCAGACGCTCCTCCTCCAGAACCTCCTATGCCACCATACCCGTAGTTTGGAGTATAACCGAAATATGAACTTCCACCAAGACCACCTCCATATGAAACTATACTAGACGACACTGGATAAACTTCTACATCATCTATAGTTAGAATAGCGCCAGACTGGGAATTGTATAACAATATTTCTAATATGTGTGTAGTACTTGTTGCAGTGAAACTATCATATATCGTTTTAGTTTCTGAAGTAGTAGATTGACCTGTAGAATTTATTAATCCTATTCCGCTTATTTGAATTCTTGCATCATTAGTTATAGCACCAGATTGGGAAACAGTTGCTTTGTAATAATAAACTTGACCTACGACTGTACTAAAATAATATATGACACCTGCAGGATTACCTGAACTAGAAACTGATCTTAGGCTATTACTATTATGGTATGATATACTTGAATTGTATCCTCCCCATCCAGCAATTCCACTTCTGAAATTTCCATCAGATATTAAGTTTACTCCTAGTGAAGAGTTAGATCCTGGTGATGCACCTACTGTAAATTGATGACTTCCGGGTTGACCGCCAGTAGATGGCCAAGGGAATTGGACGTTATTAAGACTATAGTATCCTATACCTGATGGTCCACCTGCTCCACCAGCACCAACTGTTACCGTAATGGGTACACCAGCAGTTACTGAGTACGAAGTGTGAGATACTACGCCTCCGCCTCCTCCTCCGCCACCCATGTCCATACCGCCTCCACCTCCACCTCCTACAGAAAGAACTTCTACAGTTCCTGTAAACGTAGGTGTAAACGTGCCTGATGACGTATAAACGTGGATATGATAGTCGCTATTAAGACCAGTGTTAGCACCTGCAAATACACCCATTACATATCTCCTACTGGAAGAATGGATACGGTTTCAAGCCATGATACTGTTTCTTCATCCCATACATAGTACTTGTCATCTTCTGGTCTTGGGAATGGTGGCATCCACATACAAGTATCTTCTTGAAGAATCCAACTATTGAATAATTTTGGAGGAATGAATGCATCACGAACTGGATCGTATGAATATCCAATGCCAGCGTAATTCTTTCTAAATGGTTGGCCACCACCAAGATGAACTCCACTCTGAGTATTATAAGATGTCTGAACCCAAGTGGAAGGATCTCCTACAGCACCAGAATTAATGAAGTCTTGTTCTGCAACAATAACTTGCGTGACTATTCCGTTTTCAACTTTTGCAAAATGTGACATCGTTTCCTCTTATATGTATCTCGAACCATTCCAAGATCTTCTGCATACTCTTACATCGCTAAACTTGCCAAACGTCGTATCAGTATTATATAAACTCATATCAACATAAACCGTATTTCCAGTCCCATAGTTTGCGCTATAAAGAAGTTTATCTCCGTTATAATGTCTTATATAACCATCAGTATCATACACTAAATAGAATTTTTTAGATGAATCCCACGTCAATCCCGTGCCAAGGCCAGCGCCATTATTATAGATGTGATAATTGTTTTTCGTATATGGATATGAAGCATGATCTATAGAGCCATAACTAGAATCTGTAGTAGGATCAACGTTCCAACCTATCATTGCATATGATGCGCCATTATCTCCATCAGCCGCTAACTTACTAAATTCAATTGTACATGGCGCAGTGAATGCTTCAGTAGTATATGCTTGTCCATTCCAACTATTGTTGTCGGCGTTTTTAGTAAATGTTACTGCGTCTGTTCCATTATTAGTCACTGTAATATTACTACTATTTACATAAGTAAGAGCTTGATAACCTAAGAAACGTTCTTTCACTGCGTTATAGTTTTGCTTAACTTCCGTTGCAGTCAGCGATTTATTGTAAACCTTTACTGCAGCAATATTTCCACTAAATGCTTCGCTCGTATAGTCATGGCCGTTGCCAATCGTAAAAGGATTATTCGTTGATATACTAGTACTAAGTGTGCCAGAACCATCTGCAACACCGTTCAAATAATGTGTTATAGTGTTACCACTTCTAGTAACACAGACAGAATACCACTGGTTAGGTGTTAATGTAGTTGAAGATTGTACGTTACCCTGAATGTAGTTGTTAACTTTATTCTGATTAACGTAATATTCTAAACCACCACTATTAGCAGAGCCATAGTTGCCAAATATGTAGTCAGTGCTATTCGCAATATTGGGTCTAATTATAGCATCAATCGTATAATCAGACGCGCCACTTATTAGTGAATTCGTATTCAACGTCATTTTATTATCACTATTGTTAAACCGAAATGTTCCGTCACTATTATACGTCAAAGAATTTACTGTAATCGTATTTCCTCCAATGAGATCTATTACTGATGCACTGTTACTTCTACTTACACCAGCGAATGGAGTAGGAATTCCACCAGGCGCATTAAATTCGACTTGTGGATTTTTAAATAAAACAAATCCAGTACCAGTAGCAACTTGGCCACCACATGCACCTGGATATAACAAACAGCGCGAACTACCGGTCGCACTCGCGGTTGAACTAAAATACGCTCTTTTCCATACTCCAATTATACTTGGAGTAGGATCTGCATACGCGCCGCTCACTCCACTGCCCAAGTTTTCAAAAGCTGCTAAATGATTCGTTGAAGGATATCCAATAATGTTGGGACTTATGAAATAATCAAAAGAGAAAGTTACAACTGTGCCGGCCGGTGTTGATATATCCCATCCATGATAAGGACATGCGCTGCCATTAACATTATATCTCCACACATAGTCTGATGGTTGTATATCATAGTCGCCATATGTTCCAGCATATATGCGCGTAAAAATATCATTTTCAACGCCAAACCCATTAACAGCAGCACTTGGTAGTGTAAACTGATTAGTGACTGGAGGTCCTTTCCAAGACTTTTTAGTATTCATCATGTCATAATAAAATACTAATCCATCTGTAACAATTTTAGGTGAATGTGTTAATGCCATATTACCATTTTCCTATAGGACATGACTTAAACGACATAGATGCAAGACTTGATATCGGGCAATCGCATTGCTTACATTTAGAAATAACGTCAAGCACATTATTTTCACACGGCATACAAAAAGAAAGTCGTATAGTAACTTCTTCTGGCGGTGTTGTCAAATCATCTAATCCTTCTAAACTCATGTTCCGTACCTCTTACTATGCGATATCTGATATTGTCTAGAGACTTCTGCAGCTGAATGCGCTGCATTGCCGTACACTTGCATAGCACCAAAATCTCCATTGAAATTTCCCCAACCCCAATACATTCCAATGCTACCCATGTTACCTCCACCTAATGAACGAGGTGAGGATACATTCAATGTATAATCGAGTACACCATCCACATACATAAGCATATTAGTCGAACTTGTTCGAATAAAAGCAAGATGCACCCACTTACCAGTATTCACTGATGCTCCAGTGCTTGAATAATAATTCCATTGACTATCGTATTGAATGTATTGTAATTTGCCACCACTCAATCCATAACCTACGTTAACTGGACCGCCACTCCAATGTGAGAATAATCCTATTTGTCCTGCAGAAGTAGTGCGTATTGAAAAGTATACACTGCACACTGTAGGAAGTGTAAAATCATTAATCGCGATATAATCATTTGACCCATCAAATGTTAAATATTTTACGCCATAACTATTATTGAATATAGGACCATTAGTAAATGTGCCAGAGATAGTGCCCTGCAAATCACTTACAGTAGAACCAGATCCTGGATACGATAACTTTTTATTAAAATCTATAGCATAGGTTAACTGCGATCCAATAAGATCGTTACGCGCGTTAGCTTTTGATAAATCTCTCCAAGATTCAGAAGTTCCATAAACAACTGACATGTTAAAAATCCTTTAGTTCGGTAATCATTATTCATACTCCACTACTAATTTATCAATATCAACACGCTCACCGTATACAACAAAGAAGCAATTGATTTCACCCGCGAAGAAACCATCATTTGCAACAGTAACTACGTTGTCAGCAATGTCTTCTACATAAAGTTTTTGATGCTTACCAATAGGTGTCAACGTTACTGTGATAGAATCTGGATCAACTAGTTTTGTCCAGTATTCTGGCAACTCGATCTTGTTCTTGCCTTTTAACCTACCTCTAATATATACACCATTCTCTGGACCTTCAAGAGAACCGTAACGTAGCTTCCAACCTTCTTTAGTTGGGTGAGGAATCAAGAATGATTTAGATGCAGCTGAAAGAGAACCAGTTGCAATAACATTACCAGCACCTGTTACTCTAAATACATCTGAATTATTACCTTGAACTCTTAGCGCATAACCAGCACCTGATCCTACTCTTATGTCTACACCATATTCAGTAGCACTACTGTTATATTTGTTAACGATTAAACCCCAATCGTTATTATTAGTAGCAGTAACGTATAGTGTAGCATCATTAGTTGCATTATTCACACCGCCATCAATACTAATTGGAACAGAAGCTGTAGCGCCACGACCAGTTACAGTTGCAAGTGTATCAGATTCACCAGTTAAATAACTTCCAGTATTTTGTTTAGCCGCTAACGCAGCACTTAACCATCCATTCGTAGATGTCCACATATCACCTGTGGTATTCAATAGCATTAATCTATTAGCTGCTGCATCTGCGCCATACATCCAAGCAAATGGATACCCGCCTACACCTGATGCATATTCAGTAGTGCCATCAGTACGGAATGCCATCTGACGAGTGTTACCATATAACTTAACGTTAGCATCATCGTTATTATCGCGCAACCAATCGTTATTTACATTGTATTGGTGATTATGGTTAGAGGTAGCTGCGTAAGAAGTGTAGTTACCTGCGTGAAGAACTTGATTACCACCTTGTTGCAATGTAGTCGTAGCATTGACAACACCCGCTGTAGTAATAGTTAAATATGGAGTACCCCAACCAGATGCGTTATCTTCCCAACTGCCCGCCTGCGCACGGTGCCCATGATTTTTAGTAATTCGGAAAGTACTGTCTGTGCCACTAACAAACCCAACAGACCAAGACATATTTTCTTTATCTGATGAAAATATAACTGAAGGTCTATCCGCACCAGCTACACCAGTAATCGTTCTGAACTCAGCGACTGCTCCCCATGAGTGGTTACTATTATTATTTTGAAACAAGTAACCACCACCACTTACACCATTGCTTGTATTTTCAAATATACCAGCATATCCGCCAGAACCAGAAAGTGGACCAACTGCATGTATTCTAGCTGTTGGAGAGGTTATTCCAAGTCCAAAGTTTCCACTAGTATTAAACACACCAACTTGTGTTGTATTAACAAGAAACGATAACGGATAGTTATTATATGTACCTACAAATCCACCTTGTGCTACTCCACTCACCGAATTCCAAGAGTTATGCGCGTATACACCCATCCGAACAGTATCAGTTTTTACGTTAACTCTAGAATGACCACCAACTCCATGAACATTTAATTGTGTACTCCAACCATCATAGTTTGCAAACGCTTCACCTATAGAAATACCACCAAGCGAAGCATTAATATATGAGTTACCGCGTGTAGCAACAGTTGATAGCGTATCGGCTTCTGCAGTTAAATAAGATGTATTAGACCCACCAGTTACGTGACCAGTAGCATTAACTGTAACGTTATTATATGTTCCAGCAGTAACGCCAGATGCATCATGTGATACTACAACTGCGCCCGTTGTAGGGGATACTGTAATTGGAGCAGTGCCAGAAACGCTTGTTACTGGATAACTTACAGTTGGGATTTCACTAACTAGCGCTAAGTTAGATCCATTGTGTTGAGGACGAGCTCTCTTAAAGTTTGCAACACCGCCACTATCAACTTCAAGCCACGACGACATTGTGCCAACACCTGAAGCCGTAGTTCTTGCAAAGTATAGAATACCATTTCCAGCGCCAATCCCTATTGCAGCATATGTAGTGTTATCTGATTTTAAACCTATTGACGCACCACTTAAACTCCATCCAGTAGTACCATCTTGTATAGCGCCAATCCATGTTCCAGTATTACCAGCTGTGGCAAGGTTTAAAACTGTAGTAGATGTGCTGCCGATGTTCCCAGTCGTTATAAGTCTACCATCTGAAACAAACGAGAATTGACTAGCAGCAACTGTTGCAGTTCCAAAGTGGAGACCAAACATATCAAGACTACTTGCGTATCCACCAGCACCTTGGAAGTAACTTATGCCATACGCATCAGAGTTTGCAAAACTCCATATTCTATTACGACCAGATGCATATGTAGCGCTAGAGAATCCTGCTTGACCAGCAGTCACTAAGCCTCCAAATGTTGCAGCTGTAGTTGTAGTATTTCCGCGACCAGTTACAGTTGCAAGTGTATCAGATTCAGTGTATGATGTTAAGTACGTATTAGTGTCAGCAGATAATTGACCACCAGCTCCAAGCTTAACAAAACCAGAAGTTCCTACGTTTGGAAGTTTTACAGTACCATTAATTGTAGTGACTATACCACTTACACCAATGTTAATCTCACTAGTTCCATAAGTAGTGCCTTGTCCTAGGCTACCAATGTTAACAGAACCATAACTAATCGTACCTCCAGCGCCAGAACCACCACCGCTTATGTAAATTCCGCCCGTGTATTTGGTGACGTTAGTACTAGTGTTAGAAACTGTACCACCCAAAATATAAACGTATCCAGCAGCTACAGTTCCACTAGTCACATTACTAGTGTTATCGCCACCAGTAATGTTAACATCACCACGTTGACCAGAGGTTGTATTACCACTTACAGATGCGCCGCCACGTATAGCAGTCTGTGCTGGCGTACTATCAGAATTTCCTGGCCAAATTAAAATATCGCCTGCGTAACCACCACTTAGTCCAGTTGAACTTCCAGTTCTAATAGTCAAATTACCAGTAGCAAAACCAGCAGCAGATGTATTACCTGTAGAGATAAACATTGTTCTACTATCAGCAGTTGTCGAATCGGCAGTTTTAATCGTAAGACTACCTGTACTAGCAGTTAACGTGTTGAGAGTAGCATGACCAAGACTTGTAGTACCTCCACTTAATGTAATATTAGTAGATGTACTTGCGCCGCGACCAGTGACAGTTGCAAGTGTATCAGATTCAGTATAAGAAGTTAGATATGTATTAGTATCAATACCATAAGTGTCTTGGCCAGTGCGTCTAATGAAACCGGCCGTGGCGGTTGTCATGAAAGTACCAAGCGCAGTAATAGCTGGGCCTACTGCAAAGTTAAGACTTCTAGCAGTTGATGTATTAGCACTATACGATCCACTCAATGCTAATGCTACTCCAGTATTAGTAGCTCCAGCACTACTAGATACTGTTAAAGCGCCATCGCCTACGCTTGTAGAACTAAGAGTGATAGTATCTGCATCTGTTTGTGTTACAGTCGTTCCACCAGATCCTAGAATTTTTACAGTGTCTGTTCCTGATCCAGAGCCACCCGCGTCTAAGTCAATTCCAGCACCATTAGTTTGTGCCGATGCTTTTACACTATATGTAGTGTTAGTATCAATATAAGAAGAACTAATTGTGATAGTGTCGTCGTTAGTATATGCAACTGTTACGTTGGTTCCTGATGCAAATTTGACATCGTCATTTGCGCCACCAGACGAATTTAAACGTAATAGAGCACCACCAGTTGTTGTAACTGCTAATTGATTATATGTAGTATTATCGATTGTTGGTTTGTTTAAAACATTAGACCAATCAAGCTTGGCATCAATTTCGCCAGTCGTTCCAGAATAAACTCCAGAACTCAAAGACGATTGAGGAATGAATGTTAACTTACCAGTGCTACGATCAAAACCAAAGAAGCCTACTCGTGCCTGTGTATCAAACCATCTATATTCAATACCTTTATCGAACGTATCGTCTGACGATGGAGCAGTGTCTCCACCAAGAGTAAGAACTAAATCGTCTACTGTAAGCGTAGTAGAATTAATTGTGGTAGTCGTACCATCAATCTGTAAGTCACCTTTAATGACAACCTTACCAGTGTTATCACCTACTGCTGCAGGATCGATAATAAAAGTAGCAGGACCACGCAATTCACCTGCAAGAGTTAGGTTATTAAATGTTACATTATCAGTGGTAGCAACTGCTTGACCAATGGAAACAGTTGCAGTAGAACCCTCACCTTGAGTATGTGAAACAGAAACACCAGTTCCTGGTGATACGTCAACCATGTAGTTACCAGTCGTATCTGTTCCCAGCGCAACTGAATTTGCCTGAATCGTCGCAGCGAGATCTAAGTTGCCAGATCCATCAAATGAACCTGTGGCAACTACATCTCCCGAGATCGAGATAGTACGCGAGTTTAGTAACTTTGTGGCGGTGGCTGCATTTGTTAATACTGCACCTGTATCGTCAATGACATCAACTGGCGTGGTACCAACCGATACGCCATGACGCGCATTGAATTTCTTATTTGACATGTTAGGTTCCCTATCCCCTAATTATTTTAATATTTATACTTTTGTCGCCGTAGTAGTAACTCTGAATGTAGTGCTTGATGCAAGAGTTGGAGTTACTACTAGTGTCATTCTATTATTTGGCGTATCATGTATAACTGCAAATGAACCAAGTAAACCGTTCATGAATATATTACCATATTCTGTATAGTCTACTGCACCACCTAAGTGAATTGCCATAAGTTTTGTAGTTTGAGCGCGTGATGTCGTTGCATCAATTGCTGAGATTAGAAACTCTGCTGAACGATAAGTTCCAGTTGAAAGTTCTACTAGCACTTGACTCGCTGTCGTAGAAGATGTAGTCACTGATGTTGAAGTGATAACTGTATTGCCAATCGTTGCACTTCCAAGTGTAGCACCATTCGTAACAGTGAGTGCGCTAAATGTAGGAGAATCAGCAGATCCTACGCCAAGATCTTGTGTAAAGTCTGTTCCTGCAGATGTGCTTACTGTAAGTACACCTGTAGATCCATTATAAGAAAGACCCGAAACACCTGCGACCGCAGTAGTACTTGCTGACGTGATACGACCTTGAGCATCGACTGTGATAACTGGAACTGCGCTTGTAGAACCATATGATCCTGCAGTTACTGCAGTGTTATCGAGGTCAACTGTAATTACGTTATCACCACGTGTAGTAGTAAGACCTGTTCCACCTGCAATAGTTAGAGTATCAGAAGCAAGCGATACTGAATCGGTGCCACCGTTATCGCCTGCAATAGTCAATGCTGTAGTGATTGATGCAGTGCTTAATGCAGTTACTAAACCGTCAGCATTAACAGTGATAACTGGAATTGCAGTAGATGAACCATACTGTGCAGCAGTTACACCTGAGTTTGGAAGGTTTACTGTTCCGCTGAATGTTAGATTACCCGAGAATGTATGATCAGCTGTTACAGTTCTTGCACTAGACATGTGCACATACTGTAAGTGATCATCATCACTAAGACCAGATAAGTTTCCGTGGTCAGTTGCATTGACTGCAGCAACTGACGAGATACTTGATACTGCTCTTAAATCCCAGATAGATTCTAGTCGTGCTGATGGAGTGTTTGTGTACGCAGTAACGCACTTCCAAATTAATTTATACAGAGGTCTGTATTCTGCAACTGGGAATCCAGGAAGACTTAGATCTGCAAGTGTAAGTGCTTCTACTGTACTCTCACTATCAGCTGCGTGTTGACCAATAATACCAATGACGGGATAGTTAATGTTATTGGTAGCAAGAATCCACGTAGCAGTGAACTTATTATTGTCTACATCAGCAGTAGTCCAAACACCACCCGTGAAATTATTATATTGTGGGCGATTAGTACCCTGCTTTAATGGAAAGTTTGTAGGTGCATCCATGACCCACGCACCGGTTCCATTCAAATGGAATATAGGAATCCGTGCTGGGCCTTGAAGATCCTGCTCCCATGTATTTGGAGTTGGCGTATTGCTATGAGTGATGTCTACTTGAATGTCTTCATCAAAGAAAGTACCACCACCAAGATCAAATTGTGCATGAGTATCTAAAGAACCATCACCACCAACGATGTAATTAGATGATACAAATCCTGAAGCTAATGCTGCACCACGAGTTCTATGCAAATACTCGTGCGTTTGCCAATCTAATGTAGTACCGTGGCGTTCATCAGCAACAAATGTTGCAATACTAGTATTGGCGTTCCAATACACGTATGAAACCATTGCATCATTTTCAAAGTCGAAATATGAAGTCTTTTGCGATAATTGACCAGCAGCATTAAAGTAGATATAATATATGCCAGAGTTAGTACCAATTTGTACTGTCTGCGCAGTAGTGAAAGTAAATTTCTCACCTTTTACATATACTACGAAAGAACTATTTACAGGAGTTATGGAGAAAGTTCTGTTGGTGTTATTAAACGAGATAGTAGAATCTGCTCTATTCTCGATACCCATTGGTTCACCAGTGACTTCAGCAATCGCTAAAGAATCTAAACGACCAACAGTGTTATCGGCGTTCTTATAATAGAGTTTACCGTCGGTGTAGTTTAGTGCTACTTCACCGTACGCTAAGTCAGTGATTAATGGGATTTTGCCTGCAACAGAGGACTTCTTAAGTATGATCTTATTTGCCATAACATTCCTAATAAGGGAAAGAAAAAAGGGAGACTAACAAGTCTCCCTATATTTATCTACTAATTGAATTAGTAAGTTCCGCCATCCATCTCAAAGTTATTGATGATTGATAGTGTTCCAAGTGAGTAATCTCCAGAACCTGTGATATTATCTCCAATGTATAGAGATTTATTGATACCTACACCACCTGAAATTACAAGTGCACCAGTTGTAACGCTTGAAGTATCTTCACCAGAAGTGAACTTGTTAACAGTTCCACCTACATTTAATTGACCGGTGATACCTACACCACCACCAACTTTCAATGTACCTGAAGTTGTGTCGGTCGAAGCAGTTGCGCCATCAAGACGTAGATTGCCAAATGCTACATTACCAAGAGTTCCAGTTAATACTGAACCTGTATCGGTTGCATTTGGAATGAATACAAATTCCTGTGCAGAATCATCAAGACCAAAGAAACCAATCTTAGCACCAGTATCGTACCAACGATAAAGGATACCACGATCTAGATTATCATCAGCCTCTGGCGCAGTATCTCCACCAAGTGTAAAGATAGGATCATCAATTGTAACTGTAGTTGAATTGACAGTAGTTGTAGTACCATCAACTTGTAAGTTACCTTTGATAATTAACAATCCGCCATTATCATTAGTTGGCGCTGGATCAATAGTAATTGTATTGGATCCATCAACAGACGAAATCACATTTCCATCTAAACGTAAATTGTCTACGTTTAATTGACCAGTGATGTTAACAGTAGAATTAGCAGAACCGTTCTTGCCAATAATATCAACTGTATTTGCATTAACATTAAAGTCTGCAGTTGTTAGATTCGTTACATCGGAAGAACCTGTAGTAACGATATCAATACTGTCAGAATTGATATTCGTATCGACTGCAGTACTTGCAACAGTTGCTGCAGCAACGTCAATTAGACCAGTTGTAGCATTAGTCTTTAGATATAACTTATCAGTGCTTACAGTACCAACTGTGATTCTTGCTTCGCCTGTTCCAGTGTTAATAGAATCAATTGCAAGTGTCTTATCGCTTGAACTATTTGCAGTTACTGTGAAGTTGCTATCATCTGTAGCATCAATACTAATCGCTGTAGCATCAAGTGTAAATGTATTATCTACGTTGATGTCTAAGTGTGCATTTCCTGAACCAGAATTTACAGCATCAAGAGTAAGAGTATATGATGTAGAACTATTAGTGCTTACACCAATCGTAGCATCTTGAGTAGATTGCAGATTTAAAGTAGAAGCTTCGATGTTAACAGCGGAAGGTACTCCTTCAGCAGCAACGGTGAAACTACCTTTAACGTAAGTGTTACCTTCTACGTTTAATCTTCCACCAATACCTACACCACCTGTAACTATAACAGTTCCGGTGTCAGTGGATGTAGATTCAGTAGTACCTGTGAATTTATTAACTAATCCGCCAACGTTTAATTGGCCGCCAATACCTACACCACCTACGATTACTACTGCACCACTTGCTGTAGTTGTAGATGTTGTGTTAGCATTAAAGTTCGTAGTTCCAACAGTATTAGAAATGTCTAGACTGTTTGTATCCAAAGACATCTGTAAGACATCATTAGAATAGAATCTTAGTGTATCATCAGATGCAGCAGGAGTCAATTCGGCAGAGATGTACGTTAAACCATCAACTGATTTTACGCCACCAAGACTTGCCCAGTTCGTTCCAGAGTAACCTTCAAACTGAGTGATGGTTGTATTGTAACGAATAGCACCTGCTACAAGACCACTATTACCAGTCGTTGGACGCTCACTGCTTTGACCAACTGGAATAACAAGAGCTTTAGTCGTACTAACGATAACCGAACCTACTCCAGCAGGAGTAAGCGTAATATCACCATTTAAATTAGTAGCAGAAAGTGTATTGCCATCTAACTGTAAGTTATCAACTGTAACAACACCAGTTACGTTTAATGTATTCTGACCATTATTCCAAGTAAAATTGTTACTATCAGTGAGAGTGCTATTAACACCTACATATGGAACTCTAGTTGCTGTAAGATTCGTAATGATCTGCGCAGATGCAACAAGGTTCTTAATACGTGTAGAACCTGTTCCATCAGGAGTGATGTTGATATCTCCATTCGTATCTGTGGAGATAAGAGTATTTCCATTAAGGTCTAAGTTATCAACTTTAAGATTATCTAATTTCTTGTTTGAGTCTGCAATAAGAGCAGAAGACGCAGTCAACGTACCTTTCGCGTGACCCATCATATCGGTATAGTACTTACCGCCTACAATTGCTAAGCCACTTGCGATACCGTTAGTTTCTGTGCCTGTACCAATGTACAGTCTATCATTACCTTGTACACTACCAGGAGCAAACGAATACGCTAATTCGCCTGCTGCTAAACCTGGACTAGGTGCGCCAGAACTTCCTGATCTTTTTATTCTAATTATTGATGACATTTACGTTCCTTAATATTGTCCGCACTCTATATTTTGTGTATCCAACAACACTGTAGCTTTCCATTTATTAGACTGCGTCGCGTATACTAACACAGAACCATTTAGTAAATTAGAAACGTCTACGTCTTGTGACTGACTGATGTAAAAGTTAGCACTACCAGAAGGACCTTGTATACCTACAGAAACTACATTACTCGCTTGCGGATTGGTGTTTACTTTTACTTTCATACAGGTGTCTTAGTAATTTCTGGGTTGATAGTAATGATGCCTTCAACAACTCGAGTCTTAGTAGTTCCAGGGCCGCGTATCTCGATATCATATAGATATCTTCCAGGTTTAATAGCGCTAGACGCAGTACCCGATAGCGAAATTGATATTTTTCCAGTGTTTATATCTACGATAGTTGCAACAAAGTTATAACCAATTTGTGAGTTATAACTCTTACGGAATTGCGAATACACTGTGAATCCAAATAGATTCATTGGAGTACTATCATCGTTCTCCAATTCGAATATGGCTGTAAAGTCAGATCCTTGGTCAATATCTAAGTAAGCGGTTTGCGACATTTTGAATACCTCTTACTTATTTATTCATTAATTGATTCTGAAGATCTTCAACTTTAGATGTTAGTTCTTTAATAGCTTCAATTAGTAGAGGAACCATTTTTGAATAGTCAACTGCTAGAGTTCCATCTTCACGAGTCTTAATAACTTCTGGAAGAACTACTTGAACTTGCTGAGCAATAATACCAACATCACGAACATCTACGTCTTTTTGGTATTTTTCTTTAGCGTCTTCATTCCAATTGAATGTAACACCATCAAGAGAATTGACTTTTGCAAGTGCAGAATCAATTCTTACAATGTTAGTCTTTAGAGTTTGGTCAGAAGTAGAGAAGGCATAAATGTCTCCTCCAGCGTATATATTTCCTGATGCTCTTAAGTCACCGGTGTTTGAAATACTTAGAGCGTCAACCCAAGAAGTATATGAAATAGTAGCACCTACGCTTCTAGTAGCATCGGAGTTTCTTTGGAATTTAAATAAATGCCCATTCATACCGGTTGACAAACCAGTAACTATTCTAGTAGAATACGCATCACTAGTTGTAGAAATTACACTTGCTGCATCCGGGTTTTTAACGCCCCAAGCTATAGAAAAATCATTTAACGAATTGTCATATAATACTCCGGCCGCACCAGCAATTAGGTGATCGCCAAAATAAAGAGGATAGTCGGTAAATCTAGCATAATTTGAAAACTCAGTTACACCACTTATAGCCAAATTGCCTTGAATGATAGTACTAGATGGAGGAATGGTAAGACCGGGAGTACTTGAAACAATTCCAACATGCCCAATGTAAATTTGTGACGTACCAGCTTGGTCGCGCAATAGTGGCGATGTTTCAAGAGCACCAGGTTTAGTTCCTATATAAACGTAACCATTGCTACTGGCAAAGTTGTTGGAAATTCTAAGTGCTACGCCACCGTCGATGTATACGCCTCCACCATTTCTAAATTGGTTAGAGGTACCAAGAGCTCTTCCACCAAATATGTGAACATGACCTCCGGTTGAAGTTCCACTTCCTGGGTTTGCAGTTCCAGGCGCAATGATAAGATTTCCAGATCCTGCGCCATCACCAGTTCTAAAATTTACAGATTGACTGACAGTACCATCAGTCTTATTTACTGTTTTCACTGCAGGTTCAATAGACTGAGACTGAGAACCTAAAAGTATTTCTGGAGCATTGACTATCAATTCACTAGTCGAAGTACCAATTATAACTGTAGCGCTATCGTCAGCGCTAGAAATTCCTGTGCCGCCGGAAAATGCACTGCCCGTACCAATTTTAATCTGTCCCTTAGTATAAGGCATGTTGTAACCGGCTTTGGCTACATCAATTAATACGCTTCCGCTTATTTTCGTACCACTATTAGGATTGTCAAAAGATCCACTAACAATGCTTACAGATCCTCCAGTACCGTTTCCTATACTAAGACTACCACCACATAGTAAAAGATTTCCTCCACTATTTGTTGGACCATTTCCAACAATTAAGTTTCCGCCTTTTACAATTAAGGTTCCAGCAGCATCAGAAAAATTTGGTGCAGCAGCTGTTCGATCAGACCCAGATATAACAGAAGAATAACCAGCATCACCGTCAATGTCTCCGCCTTTTATATCAAATCCAGTATTACTAGCTCTAATTGTTGCTGTTACTAAAGTTCCAAGAACAGTAGTAGATCTGCCTATTGCACCAATCGTATTACTACCACTAAGTGTTAAGTTAACAGTAGTTGAAGATCCATTCGTAGTAACAGTAGCTAATGTAGGGTCACCGGATTCTAACTTAGAAGTATTAAGTGCATAGAAATTCTTATCGATTTCGTCATTAGTTAATGGTCGAGTTACGCCACCACTAGATGTATTTGCAGCGGAAGGTGTAGATCCACGATAGAGTATATTTGCCATGTATTATCCTAAACTTATCTCTATATTTATTACCATTTGATGATAGGCATTAGAGCAACGTTGCGTGGTCGTGTTTCAGTTCCACCACTACTTGCTGTTGTACGAGTTTTATTATAATCGTAGTTATCATAATCCGTTCTTCCAGATCCCACTTGTGGACCTTCACCACTTCCCCAGTGTTCACTATAATATGTGTCATTATATTGGTGAGTGTGCGCGCCAAGTTCAGCCGTTTGATTACTCAATATAGCTCTACTAATATCTATTCCACGGCCGTGATCCCAACCGCGAATAAATTCGCCACGCAAATCTGGAAGATTGAACGTATCAAAACCGTTACCAGTGTTTGGAGAACCTAACGCTTGCCACAATGCAGCATACGTAGCGCGACTAACTGTAGAACCATTGCACTCAAGATATCCGTTAGGAACTATCAGAGATGCTAGGTAAAATACTGAAGCAGTAGGCACTGGACGTGTTTGATTTATTAAGTCATTGATACCTGAAAGCGTACCGTCTATTGTTGCTTTTAGTGCGGCAAGAACGTCAACTGTATATGCTGTAGTAGCAATTCTATCGGAATCGTCGTTAACTGCAGGAGTTGTAGATCTTGGAGTACCTGTTAATGCTGGACTTGCAAGACTAGCCTTTAAAGCAAGTAATCCATTAACACTTGATGAAAGCACTGATACTGCGTTAGTAGTATAATTCTGATATGCAGTAGTTAATACACTTTCAGAATTGTCTACTACTGAATGCACATGAGCGGTAGTGGCAAGTCTTGTATTATTGATTGTTCTGTCAGGAGACACATCGCATGTTGGAATGCCAGTGAATTGTGGAGAAGCAGTATTAGATTTTAATGCTACTGCTGCATTTAACGTAGTTACTGCATCTGCAATATGACTTAATGTAGCAATCTGACTAGAAGTAGTTCCAGCATTAGGATGTGCTGGTGCTGCAGGTGCACCTGTAAAAGTTGGAGATTCAATAGGAGCAAATGTTTTGTTTACGCCATTACTCTTATAGTGGAATCCTGCTGTGGTAGTCCACATGTCACCATTATTTGCGACATCAGGCGTAGAACCTATGCCAAATGCTATAGTGGATACGACTGAAGATGGATTTAAATTCAAACGAGAAGTCATCTGATTATCAGATTCAACTGATAGAACTTTTAGACTACTACGTGCACCTGCAATAGTTGTAGCATTAGTACCTCCTAATGCTACAGGAACTTTATAACTAGCATCAAGCTCATACGCAGTGGTAGCAGTAGTTGCACTAGTTGCACTAGTTGCGTTACCATTTAAACTGCCTACGAATATAGGAGCAGTTATCGCGCCATCAGATTCTCCACGAACTACTAGTGAAGTTTTAATTGCGCCTGATGGCGTTGTTACTGATGGTTCTATACCACGAACAGTCCAAGCATTTAATGCATTCGTTTGCGATAATTGATATGCAGTTTGTACACCACCTCCAACTGGAGCAGGAGTATTTAATTTTCCTGCAACATATGCTGCAGTTAGACTAACGATATCAACTTTTGAAGTAAGTTCACCATTCAAAAACTCGAAGTTTCCGTCTAATTGATTATTAGAAAGTGGTGTGTTTTGTAATTTTCTAAAAACTAATGGCATAGCTTACCTTTTAAGCAATAGGTTTATCATCTCTTTTATTTCACACATATCATTTTTAAGAGAGGCTATCTCTTCTTGATTCTGTTTTAAGATTGTTGCTTGTTGTTCTGCAGCAATCTTCTTAGCTTTATAATCTAAAATTTTTTTATCAGAAGAAGCGAGAATTGCGTGACTGAAAACATCACGCAATAGTTCTCTGTTATCTTCTATCTCAACCAAATTATGCATATGCAATAACTCTTAGATCCTTAATACGTGGTACTTTTGCAGCATTAGAAGATTTCATTACCAGTTTAATTTTGAGTGTTGTAAATGGTGTCAAGTTTTCGATTAAATATTCTGCTTCACCAAATTGTCTACGGTTTTCACTCTTAATCACTTCTTTGAATGTGCTTATATTAGTACCGCCATTTGTTATAAGTTTATACTCAGCTTCATCAAAATTATTGCTTCCACTATCGCCAACCTTATAATATACATCTACTTTAGCAGCGTTAGGAATATTCGCATTGTAAAGAATACGAATAGTAGAAGCTGGATCATTTAGAGTAATAGCCTTTGTTACATATTTAGCACTTGCAATACCAAGAGAATCTAGATTTTCATAGTCATTAGTTACAGATGTAGTATTTTCTATGATATTGTGTATTAAAGTTGCAGTACAACGACTTAAGTCAATTATAGGAGAAATATTTTCTTTCTTAGTTGATAGAATAACTTCTGCATACATCGATGGAATTCCAGCTTCAACTGTAGCAGTTGCTACAGTTTTAGGAGTATCAAATAGAATGCTATTTCCAAGCTCAATAGTTTGATACGCGTCAGCCACATTTGCTTTGAATTGTGTGCGTATTGAAGTATCACTCATTACCACATTGTTAATGTCAACCTGAGCAATTGCATAAGGAATCGCTGATGTTACGTGTTGGTTAACCATATTTAGAGTAGCAGATTGCGCACTAGAATTACCAACTGTAAACTTAGCTCTATTCAATTGGAACTTTAAGTCTTGAGATTGATCTGCAGTCCATGTAGACGCATTCTGTGATTTAAATAAAACGCCTGCATAAGGTTGAGTAGCAATGACACCACTACCATTTACGTCTACTTCGCCAGCTTGTGACACCCATACTTTATATTTAGAAGAATCTGAAAAGATACAGACACAATATTCTACACCGCTTTGTAAGAACAAAGGAGATGTAAACTTGAAGTTAGTAACTGCAGTTCCTTTTAAGACATCTACATTAACTTTAGAAGGTGGAAGTGATACACGTGAATATGGAAGAATTACTTGTCCAGGATATCCATTAACTACGTTACGTATTTCAATACGCACTGGAACTTCAGGATCTTTAGAACTTGGCTTTTGAGCAAAGTACAAATCAACATCAGTTAAGAACACTCCGCCTGGCACATCTACTAAGAATGTTTGTGCTAATGGATCGTACCAACCTGTGTCAGAAACAACACGATCCGAAGTGTTTATTAGACTTCTATTTTCTGTAACTTGTTCTGAAACTACGCTAGCAGTTCTAGTTGCAAGAACAGTCTTTTCATATGTTTCTAAGATACCACGAGATTCAAAGTATGCTTCGCCTGATGTCAATTCATCTTTACGAATATTAGTTTGACTATCGGTTAATCTAAATAAGCGAGTACCAGTTCTGAACTTAACTGCGTTATTGTTTGGAATGTCGAATGTTCCAAATACTTGACCAGTATAACTACTGTTTAAAATAGTAGTTGACGCAGTACCTGCACCTAAACCTGTACTACTATAAACTGACGCACTGTCAAAACGTACTTGTTTAGTTTCATCGAATTCGCCTTTCCAATAATGCGTAGCACTGTCAGAAGGAGTTGTTTCAGCACCTGCAGCATTTCTAATATTTTCTACGTATAGAAGATATCTTACAGATCCAGCAATAACTGGAGATTCTTGACCAACTACAACCATAGTTTTGCCAGTAGGAGTTCCAGCATTAGTACATTCTATAAGAACTTCGCCATAACTATATGCAGTAGCAACTACATCGTTAATTTTACGAGCAGCGCTATTAATAGCAGTTCCTACATTAGAATCCATTGTGAATTCTGGCATCGCTGCACCAATAGTCTTTGGGAATACTACAATGCGCTTAGAAGGTTTGATATAAGCAGAAACATCTGCATCATCAAAGAATGGATATAGACGAGTTGTTGGTTTAAATGCTGCACCACGGAACACTACACGGCGAGAACGCATAAACGGAATCAAATCAGTAGCAACAATCTTATCACTAATTGTAGTGTAATCTGTTCTTGATTGAATAGACGTTACAATATTAGTTCTAGATTGTACTGTCGTATCAGTACTAGTTGCTACTGTAACTGTACGTGCAGCCCAACCACTTCCAGATTCTACTCTTCCGAACGTAGCATCTAAGAATGCGCCGCCATCTCCTCCACGTCTATCAGCTGAGAATGTATCGTTCGTAGCAGAAGTTAC